TCTAAGATTAAAAAACCTCCTCCAGTTAAACCAGTAATCCACTCCGGTGGACAATACGTCATTCTCTTTTGGCCAGTAAAAGAATACCCTTGTTTAGTATATTCTTCTATAGCTTGTTCATCTATCCATAGACACGTATCTTCTGTTGTTTCTACAGCATTTATAGGTACTAACACCTCTTTTTTTACAACTACAGGAACCATGACGTCTTTCATTACTAATTTACCGTCTGCATCTGTAACTTGCTTTTTAACAGTTCTATTTTCAGTTACCTCTTGGATAACCTTTTCTTGCTTAGTCTCTTGTTTAACAGCAGACCCTTTCTTACAAAGCTCAAACTGCCTAACAGGAAACCCTACTAGATCTCCAAGTTCTTCAATAGTGGCTAAGTTTAACCTTACACAATTAAGACCTAATTCTTCACTTAATTGTATAACAGCTGAAGTCTTACCAAGACCAGCGTCTCCTTCTACATTTACCGCAACTGGTGTTTTTCCTTGCTTTTGCAAGTGTCTATTATTCTTTACTATATGTCCTAAGAAGCCTTTTAATTCTTCAACGTTTACATTTACTGATGGTGTGCTCATGTCTTATTTAATTTAATAGTTGATCCTGGTAAATCAGTGTTATCTTGAGATCCACTTGATAGTACCCATAATATTCGCCCTCTAGCATTATCTGGAGAAGGGGCTTCTCCGTCTGTAAAATATACTAAACATGTATATCTAGTACTTTGCTCATTATAATAATTTATTACAGGTTGGAAGCAGGTACCCCCTCTTCCGAAAACCTCGAACTGATCACCCCTTCTATAAGAGCTAATCTTCTTAATAGCAGTATCTGCCTGTACAATTGTAACTTCTGAACCTGATTTATGTATATGAGCAATCTCATGCATAAACTCTTTTAGTTCACCAGTAGATACAGAACCTGAGGTGTCTATAGCTACTAGTATATGCCTTTTAGGTTTTATCTTTAATCCAGGATTATCTTCGTATCTTTTGTTATATTTACGTCGCATCTTTTTGGTATACACTTTTTGAGACCCTCCTGTAAATCGTCTAAGATACCCTCTCCAATCAAATTTAGGTGGTTCTTTACAGTCTATATTTTCTAGAATTTCTGCAAACTCTCCAGGTATAATACCTCTTGATTTATTTACTTGCTGCGCTACTTCTTTCAGTATATTCTCAGTTTGAGTCTTCATCAGCTTTACTGTAGCTTCATCTAGCCCTTCAAACTCTTCCCATTCACCATGGTTTGGTAACTGGACATCACTAGGAGAACCCCCTATTTTGATAATCACTGTCTCTTCTCCATTACCCATTGCCTCTAACATATTGTTAAGATTAGGACAACTCTTATCATTAGCTCCTTGTAATAGTTGATTATAATAATAATTAGTCCCTGCTTTTAGATCTAGGTTTAATTCTGGAAAAGATGAAGGGAGTATACCACCTGGAGGTAGCATAGTAGAGCTTATATATTGATTAATTTCACAATCCATTGCTAAATTAGCAATCTTTTTATTCTTAAGATGACCGAAGTCAGTAATGTGAAAAAACCCTATATGTAAAAGTTCGTGTTTTAGTAATCCCTTTTGATGGGTTGTTTCTAGAGTATTCCAAAACTCAGGGTTAATAGTGAGCTGAAAATTAATAGTATTTCTACTTACACATGCTGTGGGAATTCTCTTATTCCATACTTTATTAAGCATGATGAGAAATATCCCGTAGAATGGTTCCTCTAACATTAAGTCTTTGGATACTCTGGCTAATTTTTCTTGGTCTGTAATCATAATAAATTTTTTATATCTTTTGCTAATGCTGTATTAAGTGACACTCTGTTTGTTAAGGTCTCTATAGCTTCTTGTTTACACATATCTCCAAAAAAATCTATCTCTTCTTTAGATAGCTTCTTTTTTATTATAGCGTTTACAATATCATTTACAGAGAATATCACATTATCACAATCATCCATTGTTAAAGACAGTGTAGATTTAATATTAGGATAATCATTCCATGTGTCTCTAGTGCATTCTGTATTTCTTACTATATATAATAGATATATCCAATTGGATAAGTCTAGATTATCTATATAAGAAGCACCTACTGTAAAATTTTCTGAATCTGAAGATGTCAACATTGCTATTGCTTTATAATACTCTTCTCTTCCTAGTTTTATTTTAGTACTTGGTTTTTCCTCCATTATTTTTTCTGTTTATAAAATTTTCCCAAGATGTTACCATTAAGAAAAGAATCATCTTCTAACACCCCCATAGTAAACTGATGCTTCACCTCTTGATAGGTTAGTTCTGTTTTACTATAGCATATTTGGAGGATAACTCTCTTAATCTTAATACCATCTTTTATTGCTTGTTTAAGCACATCATTACTACTGTAATAATCTTTATAGGCCATCTTGGCTACATGTTCATATTTCTTTAATCTTTTGTCTTTAGGGGTTTTCTTTTTACTAAGCTTCTTTTTACGGAGGCTTTGAAAATTCTTCTTACCTACATACATTACTGATTTACCATCAATAATAGCACTCATTAAGTAGACAAAACCCACTGCCCCATCTGGAATATGACTGTCTTCAAAAACTCTACCTTTGTATAACCAACTCATAATTCTGCAAATTTTTGTTTAATACATTCTTCTGCTACTGTAAGATTCTCACTATCATCTGATTTCATCATCCCTATTAAATTTCCTACTTCTTTACTAGTAAGTTTTTTCATACTATAAAGAAGTTGCAGCTCACTTATACCCATCAGAATTCTTTCACTTTCAATAAATCTTATCCTTGTAAAAGGACCCCTTGATGAGCCTGTGTCCATTATATTACTTATACGATTATAGATACTATGGTTTGATAAATTAGTTGACATTATTTTACTATTTAGTCTTATTTAATGTTTTTTTTAGTAGTGGGGTTAACACCTCTCGTACTTTTGTTATACTATGATCTCTCATAGAATCTGTAAGATCTTTGGATAATTCTAATATGACACCTTTAATGTCATACTTCTCCTCGTATCTTTTCATAGCTTCCTTACCTGGCTCATCGTTATCAAATAGGACACAAATGTCTTTATATTTTAATCTTAGGGCCATTATCACATGTTCAGGTATTATCGTATTTTCGCTATCAGGAGCAATGCTTTCTGCATTTTTATATCCTAGCTTCATAAACCCGAGAACATCCTTTAGGGAGCTTGTAATTATCAGATAAGGCACTTTCATAGTTAATTGATCTAATCCTTGGATATAATCTTTAACTTTTATGAATTTGTTATCTTTTACCATAGGTTGATAGATCTTGTATAAAGTACCATCTTTCCTGAAATAACCATATAAATAGCTACCTTTTATTACGAGCTCTTTTGTCTCGCCTTCTTCTTCTTTAACCATCTTATAGTTCTCTAATGGAGCTACATTATAATGGGTTAATAATTTAGATCCTATATAATAGGTTGTCCAATATTTCTCATCTAGATTAGTCCAGCTTCTTGTTGTAAAGTCTACAACTTTATATTTATTACGGACTTTAAACTTTCTGAGACCATAATCTACAGTATTAGTTAGTAAGAATTTATTATAGTCTGAGACTATTTTGTGAGCAGCTTCTCCTCTACTAGTAAGATTAAATTTTATCTGCACTAGTGATATGTTATCTCCTGATTTATTTGCTGAAAAATCTTTAAACCTATAAGCTTCATGTGATTTTGAGTAATACACGCATAAAGAAGGGTTCTTATCCTGGATATTAAATACAGACTTAATTTTTACATCTTGTCCGCATAGTTTTTCATCCAATTCTAAATAATATTCAAAAACCCATTCTCTAGGTACTTCTGTTATGTTTGCTATAAGTGATTTTGTCTTTATCATATTTGTGTATAAAAAAAGGGAGACTATTAATCCCCCTTCTTATTTTGAGTGTGTTATTTATTACAATTGAAAATCACTGTCAACATCTGTATCCATTGATGGAGTTTCTCCAAAATCTGTAACGTTTTGAGTTTTCTTCTTCTTGATGTGTGTATCCTCGTTATATTCTAATAACTTAGTTTTAGCTAATCCTTGAGCTTCAAAGGGATACCCTTCTCTACTAGGTTTTGGTAAAAACATATCATAATTAGTATAACCTCCTTTTTCATATTCCTTACCTCCAATACACCAGTTAAGGAATATTCCTTCAAAAGGCTTCTCGTCGTTAAATGCTTTAACTAGAGACTCAATAGTCTCATGTTTATCATTTTGATCTTCTAACCATTTTACTTTACCAATAGCCATACATAAGGTCTTTAAGAACTTAAGAATATCAGCATCTCTACTTACAGGAATACCCTTCTTGGTTTCCCCATCAGCAAATGCCCATTCGCTTGCTTTTACACGACCTACTTGACCTTTATGTCTACCTAATTCTGGTTTATCTTTATCTAAGAAAAATCCTTCAAAATCAGCACCTTTATCAGGACCTTCTAGATGCATTACCATGTGGTAACCACCTGGTTTATATGTGAACTCTTCTAATTTTACAGCAGTTATTTTGGCTGCATGATTTCCAGGATGGAATGTTTTAGCTACTTTTCCTCCTGTTTTGATGTCTTTAGTGTTTAATTTACCACTCATGTTATATTTTTTTAAGGATTATTATTAGTTATCTTCTGTATGCTCTATGTCAATGATCTCTTTTATCGTACCATCTTCGTTTCTCTTTATTAAATTCTCATTGACACCTATGGCATCTGTCATTTCCTCAGTTGTGTATAGTCCTAACAATATATCTGCACCAATACGATTAGCTCCTTTAGCTAAACATCGTGCAAATAACATTTCCTTGGGCATCTTGATCCAATTACTCTTATCAGTTAAGCCTTGTTTCTTAGCATCATTCCATGTGAACGTACATATTTCTTCAAGACCATCTCTAATAAATTTGATAGTAGTTCTCTGATCTACCGGTTTTGCTTTTTCATCCTTAGATGTAGTTCCTCCATCTGGATAAACAAATACTCCATCTTCTACTGTAACATATTTTACACCACCTTTTCTCAATAATCCTCCTACTGCTTTAGCACTTAGAGTTAATTTACCTTGAATAGGAATTATGTAATGAAAGGCCTGCATAGTTGCAAACCCTAATTCTTTACCCATTTGCGCTACTGTGAATGCATCTTCTACAGTCTTTATATGAACGGGTAATTGTTTAGACTCAATAAGTGTTTTTAGAAAGTCTTTTCTTTGATCTATGCTTTTTTCAAGCTCTTGGTTTTCTGACATATATTTACTTTTTGGTGATTATCTTATTTAACCAAGGTTTATCACTCACTGGTTTCTTTAACATAATAGCAGCAAAGTCCCTAATAGTCAGTTGTCCTATTGGAAGATCTTTATCTGGATCAGCCATGGGAAATTCAATATCCCTCTCTTCTTCTTTTTCTTCTTCTTCTTCTTCTTGTATAACGTTCTGTATAGCTTTTTCAATTAGGACAAGCTCGTCAATTGGTATAAGATACCTATGTTTACCTGGGCTAGTTGTTTCTGTGTGCTGATACTCCTCTTCAAAATGAGGATTAAAGCGCCACTTATACAGTCTTCTTTCTGGGTCTTCAGGAATATAATCCTTATCTGTAAACTCTATGTATACATCTGCACCTTTACTTATTTCACTATAAAATAGTGCTATAACCTTTTCTGTTTTACCATAAGGTCTATAGGCCAATTTAGGAATAAAAAAGGCATCTTCTACTCCAATAGCATCAAGTGTTGTCTGATGATATTCTCGGAGTTGTCTTAGTCGGTCCCGCTTATCGTCGGGTTTGTTTATTGTACTTAAACTCATATTCTTACGCGTCTTTCTTGTTGTGGAGGAGTCTCCATTTCTACTATTCTCATCTTATCAAATTCGGATCTGAAAAAACTCATTCTCGCATCACCATTTCTACATTTTAGAAAGTGTAATACTAGAATCTTGTCATTTTCTATAATAAATCTATCAGGACCATAAAATCTAATCTTTTGCTTACCAGGTCTGTTTAAACCTATTAAGGTATCAGCATGTTGTAGTAATGCGTCAGATCCAAAGATATCTGATTCTAATATATAGTTACCATATTTACCGTCTTCGTTTCTTTCTGGGCTATCTATTCCGCGATTGAGTTGACTTAGTATTATAAATGCTATGGGGTATATTCTTTTAAGGTCTGTAAGAGCTTCTCCTAAAGAATATAAAGTGTCGTATTTGTCTTTTTCTGTGGGGTGTTTCTTGAGTAATAACGAGTGATCTAAGGTTATGATTGTTTTTTTATATACTGTCTCCTCTATTTGTTTACCATCTTTCTCAACAATCTTTTTTACAGAATGTTCTTTCATGTATTCGTGGATTATCTGTTTAAATTGTACAACAGTGCAAGGTTCCTCGACAACATCGATGGGGTATTTTATTCTTTCTTTAGCATGCTCATAGCATAATCTTAATTCATCATGAGTTAGTTTACCGTCAGCGCTACATAAATATTTATATGTTTTACCTAATACACTAGAATATTCACGAATTGCAGATGTCCTTGCTAACATCTCAAATTGAAACTCTAATACTCTGAAGTCTTCCCCTGGATTAAGAGGGAAAGCTTCTCGAATTATTTGATCTTTGATAAGAGTTTTTCCACTCCCAGGTCTTCCTCCTATAACTGTTACAGAGTGCCATTCTAAACCATCTGTAGTAGCGTCATTAAATTTTAACCAAGGGGTTTTTATACTCTTTATCTCTCCTAGCATGCGACCTTTTAGATATCGTATAGAGTCGTTGAAGCCGTGCTTCTGGCTCTTCCAACTCTTTTTTTCTTGGTCTTTTTTTAGCATAGTTCTTTAAAATAGGGCAGATATTATCCCTAACAACTTTTTACAAAAGCTGATATTATAATATCATTTCTTTATTCGGGATTCGACAAATATAAATAAAAAGTAGGATATTCCCACAATAGTCTCAATAATTAAATACTCTAATAGAGAGATAGTTACGATAAATACCGCAATAAATTTCCAACATAAAAGAGTTAATAAGAGAGCGAAAATCCAGATTTGGATTCTATTTTTTAGTTTCATAGTTATACAACATTTTCGGAGAAGATATGATCTTGTTCAAAATCATCTCCTGATTCTACAATATCGCAATAGTTTGCTAAATCTGAGACTATGCTCTTATCTAGTTCTGTCTTACGAATGAAATAAGCTGAGGTACGCATATAGAGATATGGTGGAGATTTTCTCTCATATTCATCTAAATACATAGCTGTTGCTTTTAATATGGTCTCCCAAGAGTAATTATGCTTTTCAAAGAACCAGCGAAAGTTAGTTTCTACATTACTTGGGGCTGATCTAGCTGCTTTACCACTAGGGAGTTTTTTCTTAGGAAAAATTAATTGATAGGCTTCAAGATTCTTATTGTAGTCAGAGCCCATCAGCTGATTACTTGTCTTTTTCTTCTGTACTTTGAAGAATCCTTCTACTTGCTGAATTAAAGATACCGAAGCAGGAGTTAGTTTATAATCATCTCCTTTTTTTATTATCCAACCTCCGGTCATGAGAGTCCTTAATTCTTTATGTATATTAATCCCTAGAGGGCTTATACTTTCTTGCATACAAAAGAGAGTATAAAATTCATCAGGACTTAACTTCTCCTTCAGTATTAGATTGAAGAGATCCATCATCCCCGAACTTTTCTTTGATTTCATCTTTTATTAGGGTATATATGGTTAAAATATCAGAATATCCTGATTCTAGTAATCCTGTTATAGTATTACATGAGTATATTATACTAGAATGATCATATTCAAAATGACGACCTATAGCGGTATAAGTATAACCCATTAATGTAGCCACTTTAAATGTACATTGTCTAAATATCATAACTCTTTTCTTTCTACTTCTCGACTTAACAGATATATTTACTATATCTTTTAATAATACATCCTTAGAGATAAGAGAATCTACAGTTTTTTCTAAGTCATTTAAGCTTATTAAAGGTATATTTTCTTCTTCATCTAGAGAATACATTACTGATGGCACAACTCCAAATTTTTTATGAAAGACAGCTATAAATCTCTTAACATAGATTGCAGCATCTGTCTTTCTTTGTATATCTTCAGGTTTCATAATTTTTTGCTATATTAGTATAAATATTTAACTTTAGCACTATGTTTTTTAAAGCTCTTCGACATAAGCGATGGTCTCAGATAAAATGGGTTATAAAAGAAATAGGAAAGACATTTTCTAATAAACCTAGTATATTCTCATCTAAGAGATTTGAAAGATGGGCTGCTTTTACTACAGGTGAGACTTTTTTAGTAGTATATTTCGGATACCATTTCAAAGAGCTTACTTATGTAGAAGCTTTAGCTTTAGCCGGTGCAGCATTTACTGTAGCTGGTTATACCTTACACGCTACTCAGAAAGAGAAGAAGTTAAATCAAAATCCTCTTATTAATGACGAACCAATTGAAGAAGCCTAGTACAATTAG